TGTCAGCAATCGTACGTGAAACTTACATGCACCTATTTGCGGAGCATGACTATCTAAACGAATGGGCCGAACAAGTCGGCGCAACCACCAAACCACCGATCATTGATGACCTTGAACCGGAATCAGTGATTGAATCTACTTATTTCTTTTGCTAATGGCACGCACCACCTTTATCACCCCTGAGCCTGTTGTTCTTGAAGGTTATCAGGCTGTACTTAAACCCAGCAAGTTTGGGTATTCATTGTCTGCTATTGTCGGTGACGACATTGTAGATAAACTGGATGCTGATCGTACTGAAACCCTTAAGTGGGCTGAGTCAAAACTTAAGAACCCAAAGCGATCTACTCTTAAGCCTGAGCCTTGGGAGGAAGTCGCTGAAGGTAAGTACAAAGTCAAGTTCTCCTGGAATGATGAGACTAAACCTCCTGTAGTAGACACAGAAGGCACCCCTGTCACTGACACCAACACTCCTGTTTATGCAGGATCTAAAGTCAAGCTGGCATTCTATCAAAAGCCTTACATCCTTAAGGATGGAGTCACATACGGTACCTCACTGAAGCTGCAAGGCATTCAGATTGTTACTGTTAATGGGTCAGCTGGTGTTGACACTGGTGATCTGGACGAAGCTCAAGTTGCTGAACTGTTTGGCAAGACAAACGGGTTTAAATCTGGTGATCCAAATGTCACAGTAAAAGAAGAAGTAATTGATGAGGATGATTTCTGATGTTGGAATTCAACGTAACTAAAAACCAAGAACTTGGTCTCTATGAAGGGACGCTCACCGTTGAGCTTCCCAAAATCACAGTCACGCGATACAAAGCGGACCGCTCTGACTTTAAGTATGAGATGCGTCGTGCTGTATCTGAAATTGTCGAAGAGATCGTAGAAAAAGCCATTGATGACTGATGGCTTATCGATCCAAGCTGGAAAAGCAAGTTGCTGATCTGCTTGGTGAGCTTTCTGTTGAGTTTAAATATGAAGCAGTAAAAGTTCCCTACGTCATCCAGCACAACTACACACCAGACTTCTGTCTTCCAAATGGTATTTGGCTGGAGACAAAGGGGTACTGGGATAGTAAGGACCGTAAGAAGATCTTAGAGGTTATCAAACAGAACCCTGACATTGATCTTCGTATGGTCTTTCAAGCACCTTTCAATACAATATCAAAGAAATCAAAAACTACATACGCACAGTGGTGCGATAAACATGGAATCAAATGGACTTCATGGTCAAGTATCCCTCTGAAGTGGTTGATTTAGAAAGTGAGTTCGTAAGGCATGAAGCCTGTCCACAGTGTGGCTCATCTGATGCTAACAGTATCTACTCTGATGGCCACACTTTTTGTTTTGTTTGTCACCACTATGTACACGGTGACGGCACTGTTAACCACCATACAATGAGCACCAATGTTGAACTACGAGGATCAGCCGGACGGCTGCAAAAGCGTCGAATCTCTGAACGAACATGTGAGAAGTTCAAATGTTACAGAGATGGAGAACAACTACGTTTCTATTATTACGACAGCAGTGGAACGCTTGTTGGAGCAAAGGTAAGAGGTAAAGGTAAGGACTTTAAGTGCGAAGGTAAGGTCAACACGTTGTATGGTATGCAACTGTTTCGACACAAGACCACCACAAAGACAAAGAAGCTTGTCATCACCGAAGGGGAGATGGATGCGTTGTCAGTGTGGGAAGCACAACCAAATTGGGATGTCGTTAGTATCCCTAATGGTGCAGCCGCTGCTAAGAAAGCCATTCAAAACAACTATGAATGGGTAAACTACTACGATAAGATTGTTCTGTTCTTTGATAACGATGAGGCAGGCCAGAAGGCGGCTGAAGAGGCTGCCAGTGTGTTACCACCTGGCAAGGCTTTTATCGGCTTTCTAGAGGCTTACAAGGACGCCTCAGAGGCTTTACAGGCAGAAGATACAGAAGCTATCAGAGCTGTATGTAACTACGAGCACGTACAGTACCAACCCGATGGGATTGTAGACGGTAAAACGCTACGTGATCTCGTCACTACTCCCGAACCCCCTTGTGATTATGAGTATCCTTTTAGTGGACTCAACCGAATCCTGCATGGTGCAAGACACGGTGAGCTTGTTACGATTACTGCAGCGACAGGTGGAGGAAAGTCCACGTTCTGTCGGCAGCTTGCGACTGGATTTCTACAAGCAGGCCAACGGGTTGGTTACTTGGCACTTGAAGAATCAAACAGGCGAACAGCTTTAGGTCTGATGTCAGTAGCATCAGGTAAGCCACTGCACATGCGTGAATACGATCAAGCCACACTTGATGGGATCTACGCAAATACTTTAGGTAAGTGGGATCTTTATCTTTATGATGGCTTTGGTAGCTTTGATCCTTCTGTTATCTACAATCGTGTTGAGTATCTTAGCAGTGCTTTGGATTGTAAGATTGTTTTTCTTGACCACTTATCCATTCTATTGAGTGGACTTGATGGTGAAGAACGACGCATGATTGATACCACCATGACACGATTACGTTCACTTGTTGAGCGTACAGGTATCAGCCTGTTCCTTGTGTCACATTTACGACGTACACAAGGAGATCATGGACATGAAGAGGGAGCGAGGACTTCGCTTGGACAACTTAGAGGAAGTCACTCGATTGCACAACTTTCTGATGCTGTTATCGGACTCGAAAGAGATCAACAGAGTGGATCTCAACACTCTGATACAACTGTTAGAGTCCTCAAAAATAGATATTCAGGCGAAACTGGCGTCGCCTGCAGCCTGGCATACGACATAAACACTTGCAAATTTACAGAGCAAAATGAAACTAAGGAATTCAACGCAACAACAGACTTCGGTACACCAGATTTCTAAAGTACAACCACCTAATCCTCCAACACCTGAGATGGTAGCCAAAGCTAAGTTTGTAGATAAGACTTATGTTTGGAACAACAAGTAAGGATCTGCTTTGCTGGTTAACATTGTTCATTGTTGGTTTCTTTTGTTTTGTACAGACTGTACACTTCATGGACCATCAACAGCTGTGTGTACACAGAGGTGAGGATGCTGATTTTTGATTTAGAAACAAACGGTCTTTTACATGATCTTACCTCAATCCATTGCCTTGCAATCTACGATACAAACAATGACGAGACACATGTATTCAACGATGTTGGTACTAAAGAGCCAATCACCCGTGGTATTACAATGTTGGAGGAAGCAGATCGAATAGCTGGACATAACATCATCTCTTTTGATATACCTGCCATTCAAAAACTCTATGGATTCTTTAAGCCACCTGATGTTGTAGACACACTGATTCTCAGCAGACTGTTTCATCCAGACATGTTGGCACTTGATAAAAAGAATCAACCAAAACACATGCCAGTTCAACTATATGGACGCCACTCTTTAGAGTCCTACGGTTATCGGCTTCATGAGTACAAAGGTTCTTTCAGTAAAGATACAGATTGGAAGGACTGGTCACAAGAGATGGAAGACTATTGTGTTCAAGATGTTGTAGTCACCACCAAACTATGCAAACATTTCCACCCCTACCTGACTGGTGCTCGCTAGAACACCAAGTCGCACAAATCCTTACTGAACAGGAGCAACATGGATGGTATTTTGATGAGAGAGCTGCATGGAAGCTTGCATCGACTCTCCAAAAAGAGCTGGAAGAAACTAAGGAAGTACTACGAAACAGGCACCCTTTCGTCCAAGGCTCGACGTTCAATCCTAAAAGAAATAACAAAACACAAGGCTACTATGCTGGGTGCGAATCAGTCCGACTCAAAGAACTAAACCCAACCTCACGAGATCATATCGCATGGATATTGAAGACTTTTTATCAAGTGACGGGTATCCCGACGACTCCTACTGGGAAGAGTGTTATCGACGAAATCACTCTGGCGGAGATTGCTGCTGGTGGGATCCCAATAGCGGCAGAGTTTGCGAAGTGTCTAGATATTACGAAGAAATTGGGGATGATCTCGGAAGGCACGAACGCATGGCTGAAGCTATGTACGACTGCTAGTCGTATTCATCACCACTGTAGTGTTGGGTGTGCCACATTTAGGATGTCACATAAAAATCCCAACTTAGCGCAAGTACCGAGTGACGGACGATTCAGAGAACTATTTAAACCTACTCCAGGCCAAATTATGGTCGGTGCTGATCTTAGTGGCATTGAGCTTCGGATGCTTGCTCACTATCTTGCCAGGTACGATTCTGGCAGATATGCCGACATCCTCCTTAACGGAGACATCCACCAAGTAAACGCAGACAAGATTGGTATATCACGTAAACAAGTTAAGACGGTAACGTACGCTTTCCTGTATGGAGCAGGGGATGTTAAAATTGGGAAATCATTTGATTCATCGCTTTCAGACAAGAAAGCAAAAGCCAAGGGGTCCGAGATTCGTAAGGCTTACGTTAGTGCCATTGATGGACTTGGTGATCTACTTGCTGCAGTTAAATCTGCTGGGGATCGAGGTTTTGTTAAGGCAATTGACCAACGTAAGATACTGGTTGACTCGTCACATAAAGCTCTCAACTATCTTTTACAGGGATCTGCGGCGGTCTTAGCTAAACGTTGGATGCTCATCAACCAACAGACTATTGAACAAACTAAACTATGCTGCTCACAACTAGCGTTTGTCCACGATGAACTACAGTTTGAGTGTGATCCTGAACATGCAAAAGATTTATCAACATCCTTGGTATATAGCGCTGCAGCGGCTGGAGAGTTCTACAACCTTAGAATCCCAATCGCTGCAGAATCAAAAATTGGAAAAAACTGGTCCGAAGTACACTAATGAAAAAGAAAAAATCACTGACCTCGATTGAGTTTGAATCCCGTGCTAAGTTTAAGCACACACGACAAGGTAATGGTGTTAGGAGCCGTCCTTCACACGGACGTAAACTCCGAAGGGGACAAGGTAAATGAAGTTATTTATTGACGCAGATTATATCGTCTATAAAAGCTGTGCAGCTGCTGAAACAGAAATAGATTGGGGTGACGATGTTATCCTTGTTACGTCTAGGTTTAGTGAAGCCTACAAGAATGTTCAAAAAGAACTCATTAACATTCAATTAGAGTTTGGTGGATTTGCTGCACCAGTGTTGTTCTTTTCGGATTCTAAAAACTTCCGTAAAGATATACTGGACACATATAAAGGACACCGTAATCGTAAGAAACCTTGTGGATACAAGCGTGTAATCAATGCGTTGATGAACGATTATCGTGTCATTCAATTACCTCATTTGGAAGCTGACGATGCTATGGGTATCTACGCTACCAAGTATCCAGGTAATGTGATCGTATCTCCTGATAAAGATATGCGTCAGATACCTGGAGATATATACAACCTAACTGATCGATTCACAGTCACACCAGAAGAAGGTGCCAAGTGGCATTTAATTCAGACACTGGCAGGTGATCAAACAGATGGTTATTCAGGTGTCCCTGGTATCGGAATCAAAAGAGCTGAAGCTTTATTTGAAAAAGATGGTTACTCCTGGCAAACAGTAATCAAAGCATTTGCAGAAAAAGATCTTAGTGAAGATGTTGCTCTACAAAATGCACGACTAGCTAAGATCCTCACTAATGATGACTATGACTTTGGAAGACAACGACCCATCCTTTGGTCCCCCGATGCCGATTACAGAGTTAACGATGGAGCAATCGTTCAAGATGAGACGACTGCAAGATCTCCTGCTACAGGCTAAAAAAGAAGATATTATTACCATTTTTGTGTCATTACAACACCAAAACTTTGTACTTTCTAACACCATTTCAAATTTAATAAAAAAATGGCCAACTCACCATCCTACTACACCCGAGGATCAATAGAAGTCTGGGATTTTATTAGAGATCAAAATCTAAACTATCATCTTGGGTGCGCCATTAAATACATCTGCCGTGCTGGATATAAAGACTCGGCAATTGAAGATCTCAAAAAAGCTATCCACTATTTAGAAAACGAATTGAATCATGTTGTCCGATCAAGCAATCGAGTTCCGAAGAGCGTACAATATACAGAACTCCTTGACTTCGAGGGAGAGACAGAAACGTTTGATCGTTGAGGAATTTAAGGAATTTATTGAAGCTGAATACAACATGAAGTTCATGGAAATTAAAACCAGAGCTGATTGTTTGAAAGAGCTAGCTGATTTGGTTTACGTTTGTTATCAATATGCAGAGAACATGAATTGGGACTTGGATCATGCAATGGTCCGTGTCCATGAATCAAACATGTCCAAACTTGGAGAGGACGGCAAACCGATCTACCGTGAAGACGGTAAAGTCCTTAAAGGACCTAATTATCAACCACCTGATTTGTCTGATCTAGTCTAATGTCTAATTTTATTTCTCGTACTGGTCGTGTCCAAAGCTGGATTGACGACCCTGAATCTCGGTTGCCTGTCAGCTGCACTGTGTTTGTAGTTGATGACTCTATGGAGGGTCCTGAAGGTATTGAAGCGTCTTGGCGGTTTGTTAGCCACGCTTTACGGTATGGAGCTGGTGTAGCTGTTCACCTTACTAATCTACGACCAAAAGGTTCAGAGAATGGTAAAGGTTTGACTGCTAGTGGTCCAGTATCTTTTGGTAAAATTTACTCGACACTCAATGAAATCCTTCGGCGTGGTGGTAAATTCAAAAACGGCGCTGTGGTGTTGCATATTGATTGCGACCATGAGGATATTTTGGAGTTTATCACAACTCCCCGCCATGAGCTTCCTTGGGTCAAACGATGTATCAACATCAACGATGACATGTGGCAACAGACCCCGTACAAACGGGAAATCCTTCAAGGCATTGCCTCTGGTGACATCTGGTTAAACAAAATTAAGTATGACAAGAACGGCAACAGGGTACGAGGTAATGTTTGCCTTGAAGTGTACCTGCCAAGCCGAGGAACTTGTCTATTACAACATATCAATCTGGGTGCCTGCGAATTCGACGATATTCCACGAGCTTTTGCAGAAGGCATGGGTCAATTGTGTGCACTGCACTCAACCACTGGAGTTGAAAAATCGGGTGAATATCTCTCGCCAGACATTGACCGACAAGTTGGACTAGGTATGCTTGGTCTGGCTAACCTGTTGCGTCGTGTAGGCGTTAGCTACGAACAATTCGGACGTGCACTTGAGCAGTACAACAAAGGTGAAATCGTACAAACACCAGCATTTGAGTTGGTATCACAATTTGCAAGTGGGATTGAATCAGCAGCAAGTATTGCACGACAGTTTAATATGGATCGTGCATTTGCTATTGCTCCCACCGCTAGCTGCAGTTACCGCAGCAAAGACATCGACGGCTACACTTGTACGCCAGAGATTGCACCACCTATTGCACGTCATG